AAACATTTAATAATTATTCTGATTTTGCTAGGGGTGGAATTGGTGGCGGTTTTGCTAATACCGTTGGGCAAGATTTCACGCCTCTTTTAGGCGGCCCGTTTTACAAGCAATTATATTATTACAATGATTGGTTAAAACATCATCAAGACAGTTTCTACGCCTATCATCACGACCCTTTTGGAAAAGCAGCGGTCAACATTCTTGTAGATTTTACTCTTGGAAAAGGCTTCAGCGTCGATTTTGAAAATGAAGTGATGCAAGCCTTATGGGATTCTTTTGTTGAAGTAAATGATTTTCAGGAAATGTTTAGAAATTACGCCAAAGAGCTTTCTGCATATGGCGAAAATATGCTTTGGAAGCTTCCAGATAATGAGCGTTATATAGTTTTTCCAAGAACTCCAAAAAATCTTGAAGACGTTCCACACACGTTTATTCCACGATTGAGGATAATTGATCCGAGCAGTATCGTTGAGGTAATCACATACCCCGAAGACGTAACGAGAGTTTTGGCTTATGTTTGGCTTTCTCCTAGTCAGTTTCAGACGTATACGGCAAAAGACGAAAAAACGGGTCAGGTTGTATCAAGTACAAAGTTGATTTATCAACAAATCCCAGCGCATCAAATTTTTCACCATAAAGTAAATTCGGTCAGTAACGAAAAAAGGGGGCGTTCCGATCTTTTTGCGGCACTCCCATATTTTAAGCGTTTAAGAGATTCCGTAAATTATGAAATTATTGCCCAACAAAAGAATGCATCGTGGGCAATCGATACCACCATTGAGGGAACCGATGAGGACTTGGCGGCATATATTGCCGATCAACAAGCGCAAGGAACCATTCCAAACGCTGGGAGTGAGTTTGTTCACACCAAAGCAATTACTCGCCAATATTTAGCAAATCAAGGTGCGGCTAGGAATGTTTCTAATGCTTTTGATTGGAATCTTTCAATGATTGCCGCGAGTACGGGAATTCCCGTTTCTTATTTTGGAACGCATTTATCTGGCGGTCAGACAAGAGCTTCCGCATTAGTTGCAACTGAACCCGTTGCGAAACGATTTGAGATGCGCCAACAAGTTTACAAAAAAATTATTTCAGATGTTGCAAAATGGTTAATGCAATATTGGGGAATTAAAAGCGAGTTTAAAATAACATTTCCCGAGATTATCACTCAAGATAGGTCGGCAAAGCTTAAAGATATATACATGGCAGAGCAAGCCAAGTGGATAAGCCCAGAGCGTGCCGCAGATATGGCAGCAATTGAACTGGCGGCAGAGGATTATAATTGGAAGACCGAGCAAGAAAAAATCAAAGCGCAAAAGGAGGAAGAAATTCCAGAAGTTAGCGCAAATCCCTTGGGAGGTTCTCCTAATGGTTTGATTCATGCTCAAAAGCCCAGCGCGATTACAAAAGACGAAAGAAAGGCCATTGCCGATAATGAGTGAACTAAAGTGGACGATGGCGGATATTTTTGAAAATCCAAAAGCCTATCAACAGGCAACAGGAATTGAAGTTCCTACGTTTGACGAATACGCCAAAAACCCTGAAAAATATAAAGGAAGGAAAGACGAGATTTTCGTAAGCGCAGAAAATGGCCCGCAGCTTTTAAGAAAAGTGACACGGCGAGCCTATTACTATGTGGGAAAATACAAAGTCGATTCTTTGGAAAAAGCCGAAAAGGTAGCCAAAGATATGGGCTGGAATCTTTCTGAGATGGAATATAAACCTAATTTAGAAAACGTGGGCGGCGGCAAATTTGACGTTCACGTTCATTTCGTTTTGAGGGACAATGGAAAAGCTCAAGGATGAGAAGGGGAAGCGAAGGAACGCTCCCCGCTTTTTGTGCGATGCCCATTTAAAAAATTTTCCCAAGAATGAAGGGGCTAAGTGGGATAGTTGCGTAAAAAAAGTTAAAAAGAGCGGAACCGCAGATAATCCTTATGCCGTTTGTACAAAATCGCTAGGGTCAAAAAAAGAAGAATCGGATTCTGAAACAAATGTAAGTATTAAAAACGGGGAAGAAACCTCCCCGGAAGACATAAACACTTTGATTGTGCAAAATCCCGCCATGAATGCGGCTAGTTTTTTAAATCTTTTGAAATCAAAGGGATTTAAAATAACAAAAGAAGCTGAAATGAGTAATCCAGCTTTGAATCGTGCGAAACATGAAAAAGAAGCTGCAAAAAAAGTTATTGAGCGTGGGAATTTAGCGGATAGCTATTTAAGTTTTCGATTTGTTGAAAGCAAAAGCGGCAGCTCTTTAGACCATGATAAATTTCAAAACCGCTTCAGAGTTATTTTAATTCAAGAAGGTTTAGGAAACACAAAAGACGGATATTTCTACACAAAAGATGCTTTGAAATCTGCTGTTCCTATTTTTGAAGGGCGCAAAATGTACGCAGACCATCCTTCAAAAATGGACGAGGCAATTAGACCTGAAAGGTCTGTGCGCGATGTTTTTGGTCATTTTGAAAATGTAGAATATAAAGAAGGCGAAGATTCAACAGGAAGGCTTGAGGCTGATTTAGTTCTCCTTCCTGATTCCGATTCTGATTGGGTAAGAGCAAGAATGGCTCATGCGATTTCTTATTCAAAAAAATACCCTGATAAAGATTTTATCGGATTATCTATAAACGCATCGGGAGACGCTGAGCCAATTGATGCCACAGAGTTTGCCGAAAAAGGCGATGTGGTAACATCGGCGAAAGCAAAACTATCTCAAGCGATTGCAGATGGTTTGACCGAGGTGAAAATAGTAAAAACAATCGACTCTGCCGTAAGCTGTGACCTCGTTACCGAGGCGGGAGCAAAAGGCAAGGTCTTAGAATTATTGGAGGCAGAGGCAATGGCGGAAGAAAAGAAGCACGAGGCGGAAGAAAAGAAGAAACACGAAGCCGAGGCAGAGGAAAAGAAACACGAAGCCGAAGACGAAAAAAAAGAAGAAAAGAAACATGAAGCCGAAGACGGAAAAGAAGATCCGGCTCATGACGATGAGGAGCAAGATAAAGCCCTCATTCTCGATCAGCTAAAAAAGCATGGTCTGATTAAAGATGGCGAAGACCATGAAGAAGCTTTAAAAGCTGCTAAACATTATCAAAAAGCCTATAAATCGGCAGGATATAAAGCGGAAGAAGCTGCACACAGAGCTTGTGAAGCCATGAAATGCGCGGGCCATGCTCATAAAGCAATGGAAGCTGAAGAAAAGCACCACGAAGAATCTGAAGCTGAAGAAAAGCACAAGGAAGCAGAAGAAAAGCACAAAGAGTCTGCGGAAGTATTAAAACTGCGCGGAGAAAATGCAAAGCTAAAAGAAGCCCTTGCTGCTTTTGAAACAGAAAAATATCTCGATGCAAAATTGAAAGAAAGCAAGCTTCCGATGAGCGTTACAAAACGATTCAAGGAAAGCGTTAAGAATTTTAAAGGCAAAAAAGACATCGATGACAAATTTGCGCTGTTCCTCGAAGGATACAAGGCAACTGCTGGCGGTGAGGTTGGCACTGAAAGCCTAGATTCCTGCGTTGTAGCATCGGAAAAAACCATAATGCGCGAATCTTCGAAGGAAATTTCCCTCGACGATTGCGTAGAATAAAAAAAAAGCAAAGGAGATTTTGTTAATGTCTGGAAAAAATACAGAAGTTAAAATCATTTCTCCAAAACAAATTATTGCAGATGCAAAGCCCATCGTTGATTCTAGCGTTAGCTTTGCTCAAGGCGATATTTTGATTTTGGATACCTCAACTCATCTTTTGAGAGCGCCAACCGCTGAAGCTGAATGTTCGGCATTTATTGGTATTGCTGCTCTTGATATTTCTAGCGGAAAGCCGCTTTCTCCGTACATTGGAACCGCTGTCGATGCGGCTCTTGCTGTTCCCGCTCTTGATGGCCCTCTTTATGGTAATACTTATAAGATGGTCGCAAAAACCGGAGATGCTTTTTACCCTGGCGATATGGTTTATGCTCATATTGCTACTGGGGCTAGAGGCGTTTCTGTATCGGGAACAAAAGCAATCGGCGTGTATCAGGGCAAGGCAATTGCTTCCGCTGCTGCCGGGCAGGAAATCGAGTGCTTAATCGGCGCACGCTTTCCAAACGATGCACTTAAATTCTAAAATTTTAGAAAAAGGGGTTTTTCACAATGCGTATTGATTTAAGAGAAAAAAATGCAGAGGTTATTAAAAAAGTAACCCTGCAATGTCAGGAAGCCTCAAAAGAACGCGCGGATTTCAAGCGTACTTGGGGCGTTGATCCGTTTGATTCTGCAATGCTTAAGGAAGGTTTTTCTTTCCGTAAAGCGGCAGAAAAAATGGCAAGCTTCCGCGAAGCTGAAATGTCTACTGCGTGGACGCAATTGCTTCGCGCTGGCGTTCAAAATATTGCAAATTCTGCTTATCAGAATTATCCAACCACGTTTGAAAACTGGGTTACGGTAGTTCCATCTAAGCTAGACACGGAGCTTTATGCGCCACTTCACTCTGTTGGATTTCCCAATGAAGTTCCACAGGGCGGATTGTTTCCCGAGGTTTCGACTTCTGGCTTGAATTTAAAGCTTCAGAATCGAAAATATGGTTCGATGTTTGCTATCTCCCACGAGGCGATGGAAGACGATCAAACCGGGCAACTTGTGCAAAAGGCAAACCTAATGGGAGAATATCTCAAGCAATTGAGTGAAGTTCTCGTTATGGGTAAACTTGCTTCTCCTTCGGGCGGCGTAACTTTCGGAAACTTTCAAGTTCCCGTAAGCGAAACAAAGCCATCAAACGAGTCAAATTATCCATGGACGACTTCGGCCGCTCCATTTATTGGTGGTGGTTATAACCGTCCGGCGTCTTTTGCTGTTGTAAGCGATGCTAGTCTTAAGGCTGGCTTGCAAGCAATCATGCAGCAAAAAGACCTCTTGGGCAATTTCATGATGGTGGACCCGACACATATACTTGTGTCGCCTAAGCGTCGTTTTGATATTGCAACTATTCTAAATTCAGAATGGTATCCCGCTGGTGCTCAATCTGCCGGTGTAACTGGTGGTGCGTTTTCCAGAAACCAACTCAAAGGATTGCTCGATCCCCTTTTCGTTCGCTATATGCCGAAAAACGATGGGACTATCGACGGCCTTTCTGAGGCTTGGTATCTTGTTGATGGAAAAAAGCCGGCTTTCATCATGCAAATGCGTGAAGGGATTAGCGTTGTGGCGGAAGCTCCGAATGCTGGTCAGGGTTTTGAGCGTCAAATTCAGAGATACCGCGCATCTATGCGCGGAAATGCTGATTTCATTGATAGCCGCTTTATGTGGCAAGGAAATGACGGATCTGCTGTTTAAAGTTTGCTAATAGCAAACGGGGGGGCGGGGATTTTTCCATTTTACCTCGCTCCCCCACCTTTTGAAGGTTCATGGGGATTAAAAAAAAGTGGAGCAAAAAAATGAGGAATAATTAAAAAAATGGGAAGACCAAGAAAAAGCCAAACAATAATAAGAGAGCCTTTTGATGCAGAATCAACCATTGACGGGAAAGCATTGAAAGAAATTGCAAAAGAAGCCGCAATCGAAGCGAGCGAAAAACGCGCAAAATACGATACTATAAAAAATTTAAACGCTTTTACTAAATCGACCTTCTACCTTTTAAATCATTTAATACATGAATTTAAAGAATTATCGCCCGAGGCTTCTGATTGGTATGTGTCTATTTATTATCCAACGAGCAAAGATGGGCCTGTTTACATTGATTTTCCAAAAACAGATCGGCAAAAAAGACTTTGTGAAAAAAAAGCCGAAGTTATGAAAAAATTAAAAAATAAGTATTTAGTTTTTCTGCCGGATGAAATGCCTACAGAAGAAAGATTCGAAGAGGGGGAATTTTGAGCTGGCTAACCGCTGTTTCTGATTTGCGTGTCATTTTGTCAGATGGCCCCACAGATAAGCTTCGAGCTTTCAAAGCCGTTTTTGGTCTTCAAAATGGTATCAATGCCACCTATAAAACTTTCGAGTTTGGTAGAGTATCTGACTTTTCAGCAACCGCCATGGCTGCCCCGCTCGGTATTTATATCGACGGGGTACGCATCCCCGCTGCTTCTGTTTTGTCTGACGATTTGGCAACGGGATTTTTTACCTTA